CACGATCCGTTGCTGGAACTGCGGCAGCGAAAACGTGACGCAAGTTGACAACCTGGAGGACGATCTATTCCTTTCGACTAGTTGCCGATGCCGCGACTGCGGACGCAACTGGATTCGCATCCCCACACCTCAGCTTATGGAGCGCGGCAAGATGGAGAGACAGGAGACATCTGAAGCGTAGAACGCATATTTCAAAACTGTAACCGTTAAGCCTCTTGACAGGGTAGGGGCTTTATGGTATTGTACGAACAGATGTCCGCACATCAGCGCGTTTTTGCGTCTTGATTTGCGGACCTTTGTTGTAAAGCCATAGGGCGAGTATGTGCGGACATCAGGCCCCAATTGGCGAGTTCTATTTGATTAGCCGAACGGACAACCCGTTTGGCTACTAACGATCCTGAGGCGCGTCGCAATAGACGCGCCTCAATTGCAACTGAGGCGGCAAAGTGAGCGGCAACGGCAGTGACCCGCAACACATAGGCGACCTAACACCCGACAGCGAGAATGCGCGGCTCCATTCGCCTCGCAATATCGGGATGGTGGTAGACGCGCTAGGGCAGGTGGGCGCGGCGCGCTCTATTGTGATTGACGAAAACGGCGTTGTATTGGCCGGAAACGGCGTGCTAGAAGCCGCTGCGCTGGCCGGAATAGAAGCGGTGCAGGTGGTAGACGCCGACGGCGAGACCATTGTGGCGGTGCGGCGCGCGGGCCTAACGCCGGAACAGAAGAAGAAGTTGGCTTATTTTGATAATAGAGCTACAGACTTATCCAGTTTTGACCCTGAGCAAATCGTCGCTGACATGGAAGCGGACTTTGACTTTAGCGATCTGTTTCGTGATGACGAACTGGCCGAGATCGTGGCCGGGCTTGACGCGGGATACGACGGGGAAGCGCCCGACGCTGAAGACCCGGACGCCGATGACTTTGGAGAAGTGAGACCGAAGCGCGGCGATCTGTGGCTCATAGAAAGCAAGACGCTGCCGGGCAAGTTTCACCGGGTGATGTGTGGGGATAGCACAGATGCGGATGATGTGGCGCTGGCGATGGGGGGTGAGAAGGCGCGTTTAATGGCGACTGACCCGCCGTATGGCGACTCGTGGGTTGAGAAGGCTCAGGATATGCAAACGCTCGGCTATGGACATAGCCGTGCAGGACTGCACGGCTCTATAGAAAATGATGACTTGCAGGGCGATGATTTGGATACTTTTCTTGGCACCTTTTTGAAAGTGGCAAAGGAACACCTGCGACCGCCTGCCGCTGTATACGTTTGGCACCGTGCCAAACGTATACAGTTTGAGTTGGCTCTTTTGGGCGCTGGATACTTTGTGCATCAATTGATTGTGTGGGTCAAGCCTGGTTTTGTGATAGGCCGTTTGCACTACCACGCACGTTGTGAGTGGGCTTTGCATGGGTGGTACACAGAGCCAGGTGCAGGTAAGTGTCCCTTTTACGGCGACCACAACCAATCAGACGTGTGGGAAGTAGGGCGAGAGAATGACAAGATACACCCTACGCAGAAACCTACTGAGTTATTTGCTATCCCAATGCGTAATCATTTGTTGCGCGGCGAGATAGTTTATGACCCCTTCCTCGGTTCCGGTACCACGCTCATAGCCGCCGAGCAGCTAGGCCGTTTGTGCTACGGCATCGAAATCAGCGAGCGGTATTGTGAGGTCATACTGAGGCGCGCCGAGGCGATAGGCCTTGAGGTTCGCAAAGCCGCCCCCGCAACCGTCGGGGCGGGGGAGTGAGACGTGGCAGACGAACGGCAACTGTGGGAGCGACAGAAAGGTGAGACGCAAAAAAGCTATGCGGCCTTTTGCCTCTATCGTGACGCCGGGCCAAAGCGCTCCCTACGAGCTACACATGACACCTTCTACGGCGAAGGTAGATCGAACCTGGCACAAATTACGGTTTGGTCTACTAAGTGGCAGTGGGTAGCGCGAACCGCCGCCTATGACGAGCATCTTGACGCCCAACGCCGGGAGCGCATGGAAGCGGCCCGCGCCGAAATTGAGGACGCCGAGCTGCGAGACTACAGAGAGCAGCTTGCCCGTTGGTACGAAGTGTGGGAACAGTCGCCTAAGTTTCAACAGAAGGCGCGCCAGTTCGTCAAGGGACAAAACGGCGAACCGGACCGGGAGATCGTCACTATCAAGCTAGAGATAAGCGACTGGCGCGATATGACGCGCTGGCGCAGTGAGATTGCGAATCAGGGTCGGCGCGCTGTCGGGTTGCCTGAGAAGATACTGAAGGACAATGTGACGTATGACGGCGAGCAGGTAATCACGATCAAACATGAGAACGCAAACGGTAACACTGCCAAACCTTTACCCGCGCCAGGAAAGCATAGCGTGGTCGCCAGTCCGGTACCGGATAGCGGCAACGGGGCGGCGCTCCGGGAAAACGACGCTGGGGACGTACATCATAACCCGAATGGGGCTTGAGAATTCCGGGCTGCGTATGTGGTGGATTTCGCCCACCAACCAGGGCAGTTTTTTGGCGTGGGAGAAGATCAAGGAATACGTCGGGCGGGTAGCTCAAATTGAAGAGACCCGTAAGCGTCTTATTTTCCCGACGGGTAGCGAGATATGGTGCAAGTCTGCCGACAAGCCTGACTACTTACGAGGCGATGGTATCTCGTTCGTGGTCATAGACGAGGCGGCTCACATCCGGGACTTGCGGTACGTGTGGGCAGGTGTGCTCAGGCCCATGCTTATCGACACCGGGGGTAGTATGTTAGCGCTTTCGACACCTAAACGCCGCAATATGTTTCATCAATGGTTTCTGCGTGGGCAGGACTCGCTTGCCCCAGCATGGCAGGCGTGGAACTTCCCAACGACAGAGAACCCATATTTGCCTCAGAGCGAGTTTGAGGACCTGCTACAAGACTATCCGCCGGGCAGCGAGCTATACCGTCAAGAGATACTGGGCGAGTTTCTGGAGAGTGTCGGCGCAGTGTTCCGCAAAGTGCGAGAAGCGGCGACGGCACCAGCGGGCGCGAAACCTGAAGGCGATGCCTTGTACTATGGCGGCATAGATTGGGGCAAGTCTCAGGACTTCACTGCCGTCGCTGTAATGGACGCCGAAGGGCGCATGGTGGCGCTTGACCGTTTCAACGCTGTTGACTACGCAGTGCAACGAGACCGCATCAAAGCGCTGCACCAGCGCTGGCGCGTGGCAAATTGGCAGGTGGAGCTAAACAGCATGGGGCAACCAAACTACGAAATGCTACTGAGGGACGGGTTGCCCGTGACAGGTTTCACTACCACAGCGCAGAGTAAGCGCCCGCTCATCGAAGGACTGGCGCAAGCCTTTGAACTGGGCCGAATTGAGATACTTGACGATCCGGTGTTGGTCGGCGAGCTTGAGGCATATGAGCGCAAGGAAAGCCGGAACACGGGCGCGTCAACCTACAGCGCGCCACAAGGAATGCACGACGATACCGTGATAGCTACCGCGCTGGCTTGGCGGGCAACACAGCATAGCGGCGCAATTGTGAGTTTTGCGTAAAGGGAGACAAGAGCATGGCAGAAGTGACGAAGATCGGAACGAACGGCTACCGGGGACCGGACACGGAGTTCGTGTACCTTCCGCTGGGCGAGTATGAAGTCGGTCCGGTAAGCGACTTTGCGGGCGGGGTTGTGTCTCGCGGTCTAGCCGCCAGGATGCTGAAGATTGATCTGGCCTGGATTGTAGAAACTGTGCCAGAGCCGGAACCAGCAAGCGAACCGAAACCGCGCAAGCGAGCGCGCAAAGTGGTAGAGGGGCCTGACAATGAGTCTTGACCCGTTCTATAGCATAACGCTGAAAACCGATACAGACGGCAGCGGCGACGGCACTGACGCCCGAATTGCGCAAGGCTTCGTTGAGGCTATCAAGGTTGACTTTGCCGCTGGAACAGACGCCGGTGCTGATACGACGTTGGTGGATCATCTAGGCCGAACGCTGGTCACAATTACCAACAGCAAAACGGACATCTGGATTTACCCGCGTCTTGAGGAAACGAGCAATGCGGGGGTCGGGTTAGGCACTTATACACGTCCATTGGTGAATGGCGGATTGACCCTGACCATCGCGCAAGGTGGAGCGACGGTGACAGACGCCGTGACTTTGACGGTGCAACTGAGCACGAGGTAGCTAGATGGCTGTAAATCCAGTCGCCACTTTACGGGATAGAGTGCGGACGTTATGGCACCTGTCCACACCAGCGGTAAAGCGCGAGGCGTCTATCTTGGCGCGCCATGATTATTGGGGCGATTACGGTGTCGCGCCGCCTCGTGACGTGTCCAGTACACCGGACCTTTACGCGCTGTCTGAGGCTGTTTTCACGTCAGTGAATGTGACAGCCAATAGGGTAGCTGACACGGAGCTAGGTTTATACAAGGGGCAAGGCAACGAACGGGAGCGAGTTGAGCAGCACAAGGTGTTGGACCTGCTACGCGATCCTAATCCACTACTGACGCGCCTACACCTGTTCTGGCATATTGTTGCCGATATGAAGTTGAACGGCAACGCCTATTGGTTCCTGGCCGGGCCTGAGCGTGGCGCGCCGACTGAGGTATGGCGTATGTATCCGGAGTACGTGCGCCTTGTGCGAGATAAAGAAACGCACATTGGGGGCTACGTGTACGAGGTCGAAGGTACGAGAGTGCCATTGGAGATCGGCGAGGTCATTCATTTTGTCAATCCTAATCCGTTTGACCAGTACGGTTATGGGTTTCCAGATTTGACGGTTGCCGCGCTGTCTGCCGACACCGGGCGGCAGATGAGCAAATGGAACCGAGACAGTTTCGCCCTGGAGAACGCGGTGCCCACTGGGTTAGTCAATATCGAAGACTTTATCAGCGATGAAGATTTTAGCCGTCTGAAATATGAATGGCGCGCTAGTTATGGCGGCGGACGTAAGACGGCATTCTTGCGCGGCAACCGTGTCCAGTTTCAGCCAATGGGCCTGAGCCAAAAAGAGTTAGATTTTGTATCGGGGTTGGGTTGGCAACGTGACGAAGTGCTGGCCGTGTTCGGTTGCAATCACTTGAGCCGCAACAGTAAAGACGTGAGACTTGACGAGCGAACCTGGCTAGAAAGTTACGTGTCACCGTTGTTAGCTTATATTGCCGAAGTTTTGACTGACGAAGTTATCCCGTTCTATGAACGCAACAAAAGCGCGGTGATTGCTGAATTCCAGAGCGTCAAGCCTAGAGAACGGGCGCTGGACCTTGAGGAAAAACGTCAGGTTTACAAAGTGCAGACGCTAAATGAAGTGCGAGCAAGTGAAGGGTTAGAAGCGCTTGACGGCGGCGACGATGTACTGGCCGTACATGTCGAGCAAGGTCGCCTGGTTAAGTTTGAGGCGGACGCCATGCCGGAACCGGAGCCGCCGGAACCTGTAGAGGCCACGCTTATTGAAGGCGAAACTGAAGACGACAAACCTGTCACAGCTGGCGAGACGGCAGACGAGCGGGCCGAACGGCGAGAAAGCGCCAATGAAGATACAGGTGATGACATTGGCGGTTTTGCGGACAAGGCAGCTATCGCCGCTGAATTGAAGCGCTGGCGGATGTTCGTTCTAAGGCAACCGAGCAACGGGTCGCGTGACTTTGCGCCAGAAGATACGCCGCCGTTCCTGGCCGCAGTAGTGAGGGACGGGCTTGCTAGTTGCGCAGACGAGGCAGACGTAAAGGCATTGTTCAAACGGGCGCGGCGGTTGGTAGAGGACGGGTTGCAAAGTCAGGAATTGCCCGACCCAGTAGAGCACGAGTTAAGCAACTGGCAGCGCGCCTGGATTGCGTTTGAACCGACCGTAACACCGCCAGACGTGGCCGCCTATATTCGGCTGCTATTGCATCTTACCAACGGCGACGCTGACCTTGTTTTTGACCATGCTCGCAAATACTACGCCCGGCATTACGTGGGTGAGGGGGCGTTGGCCGCCAAAGCCTACAGTCATACAGCGGCGAATTATCGGAGTGTCTTGCTGTCACTGATTCATCAAGCGTTCACTTTTGACGGCAAGACTGGCGAGCCAGCTATCAGTGACAAGGATTTTGGCTTCCAGGGGCGGCGCTTGATTAGTATCTCATTCAATGCCGCTTTTCGTGACGGCCTGGAAGCGGGCGGCGTCAAGCTGGCAAGTGAAGACACGGTAGACGAAAATGAACAGCGTGACCTTGACCTTGAGGTTAAGGCCGAGCGGTCTTACTGGACAGCACTGCGAAATGAATTGTATCGCAAGGTGTTACCTGTCTATCTTGAGGTTTTGGCTATTCAGGATGATTTGAGTTTATTGCAGTTGCCAGATGCCGAGCGGGAAGACTTGCGCGCTCAATTGGCCGAAAAGATGCGCTGGTTCGTTGCCAAGAATGACCAGTTTATCAAGCGAATGGACCTATGGGTAAACAAGGGCCTCAACCGCATTTTTGAGTTGGGCAAGTTGGCAGCTAAAGCTAACCAGATGATGGAATGGCATTTGGGCGCAACCGAGAAACATTGTCGCACTTGTCTATCCGCCAACGGACAGCGACACCGAGCAAAAGACTGGAGACGGGCCGGGATATTGCCGCAAGGCGATAATCTTGAGTGCGGCGGTTGGCTATGCGACTGCCAGTTATTGGTAACGTCTGAGCCAGCGCGGGGGCGCTTGTCGCGCATCCCGACGAAACACCACGATCTGACAGCAGAGGGGGCGTAGTTATGCCATACGATATTTTTGAGCGCGACGGCGAGCACTGTGTCTATCGCGTCAATGATGACGGCAAACCGACGGGCGAGACTTTGGGTTGTCATGCCGAATACGGGGACGCCGAGGAGCAGGTACAGGCCTTTTATGCCAATGAGCCGGAACTGACGCGCAAGGCTGCGCCCAACGCCGTCAAGTTCATTGGCGAGAATAGCGACCGGGTAGGGGGTTATCTTGTACGCTTTGGCGGGCCTGATGACCGTGACTTGCAAGGTGAATACTTTACACCTGCTACCAACCTGGCGCTGGACTGGGAGACAACGCGCCCGGCTCTTTACCATCACGGGTTAGACAAGTCACTGAAGGCGACGCTTATCGGCGTGATAGATACGCTAAAAGCTGACGGTGTGGGAGTGTGGGCCGAGGCGCAAGTTGCCATGAGCAACGAATACTGGGCCGCTATCGCGCAACTGATTCAAGAGGGGCGCATTGGCTGGTCATCTGGCACCTTGCCGCAAATGGTAGAGGTTACCGCCGAAGGCGAGATCAAAGCGTGGCCGATTGTTGAAGGCAGTCTGACACCAACGCCCGCTGAACCGCGCAATCTTGTCGGCAATATGAAACATGCAAGTGACGCGGCGATTTTGACCGCCGCTTACAAGAGCGCTGACCTTGATTTGCCTGACGCCTTGAAGTCGGACCTTGCTATAGAGAGTGAGGCCGCAGAGCAAGGCGCGGATGAAGACGGGGCCGCGCTCGCCCAAAATGACAAACCAGCGGCAAAGACACCGCCGCCAGAAAAAGGAGCTATCAAGATGGAACCGGAAGTTAACATTGCCGATGTCGTGGCCGAGCAGGTTGCGGCTGCACTGGCGAAAAAGGAAGCTGACGAGGCGCAGGCCGAACTTGAGGCTAAAGCGGCCCACGCTGACGAACTTGCCGCTCAGGTTACGGCGCTTGAAGCTGCCGCCGCCGAGCGTCAAGAGGAGCAGGATATGGTACCTGCTAAACGGTTGCCGGGACCGGGCAATGGCGCGGATACGCCGCAAGATGGTATTCGTATCACCGTTGGCTCGCCCTACGATGACCTTGACGCCGTTGATATGGCGTGGGGCGTTACGGTGCTGAAGTCCGCCCGTCGCTTGGGGAATGAGCCGAGGGTCAGCGAACGGTACGCGAAGGCGCTAACCGCCAAAGCATGGCAAGCCGGGTATCGCCCGCTGAAACAAGACGGCAGTGCATACAAGGCTGACGAACTGGATTACAGCACGCAGGCTAGTTACGGTGACGAGTGGGTGCCGGACCTATGGAGCGCTGAACTGTGGCGTTCGGCGCGGCAGGAGAACGTGATCTTGCCGCTGTTCCGTCCTGTCGAAATGCCGAGCAATCCTTACGAGTTGCCCATTGAAAGCACCGATCCGACTGTCTACTTCGTGCCGGAAACTACCGACGAAGCGCAGTTGACCATCGCTGGCGCGGGAAGCGTAATCCCGGACAGCAAGATCGGTTCCGGGAAAGTGCAGCTGACGGCTAAGAAACTGGCGCTCCGTGTTGGCTTCAGCGCCGAACTGACCGAGGATAGTATTGTCCCGGTGCTGGCGCTTTACCGCGAGCAGGCGCTCCGGGCAATGGCCGACGCTATTGACAACGTGCTGCTCAATGGCGATACGACCAACGCGGATACTGGCAATATCAATCTTGATGACGCCAATCCGCCCGATACGGCAAAGTATCTGGCCTTCGACGGCCTGCGCCACCTGCCAATTGTGACCACGACAGCCAACGCGGTAGACGCCGCTGGCGCTCCCACGCTGGCGCTGATGCGTCAAGCCCGTTTCACAATGGCCGCCAAGTACAGCGTCAATCCTAACAAGTTAGCATGGATTGTGGACGCGGCCACTTACACTAAGTTGCTATCGCTGGATGAGGTTGTGACTGTTGACAAGTTCGGCCCGCAGGCAACCGTGCTCACTGGCGAGATCGGCAAGTTGGACGGGTCCCCGATCTTGGTCAGCGCCGAAATGGGCTTGACTGAGGCTGATGGCAAGATTAGCGATACGGGGGGCAATAACACGAAGGGCCAGGCAGTTTGTGTGTACACGCCCGGCTGGATCGTGGGCTATCGTCGCCGCATCGCCGTCGCTGTGGACTATCTCAGCTTCTACGATGCCTACCAGATGACCGCAACGGTTCGCATGGCCTTCAACCGCTTTGACGCGGACGTGGCCGCAGCGCTGTACAATATCACGGTATAGCGTGACAGGCAGTAACTACGTTTCCCCTTGCCCGCAAGGGCAGGGGGATTATCAGGAGTGAGTGAGATGCAAAAAGAAGCGATAGCAGCTAAGCACAACGTGGTCAACGTCGGTCCTTTCTTCGATACAGATGTGGCGGCCAGTCAGACCAATGCCCAATTGTTGCGCGGCGGAAGCGCCGCCGGAGACGAGTGGGTTGCGCCATGCGCGGGGCGAATTGTCTACCTCACCGCCCATCTGTCGGCAGCGGCAACGGCGGGATCGCTTACGGCTGGCGCGTCTATTGGTGGCACTGAAGACGCCGATACGACCATCACCATCACGACCGCTGCTACTGGCTACAAACAGGTAGCGCGTGACCTTGCCAAGTTTGCGGCAGGCGACAGTATCGGTGTTGAGATCACGACGGACGGTGACTGGAACGGTACCACTGCCGACCTTGACGTGGATATTGGCGTACTGCTAGAGGACATGGCGTTCTAAAGGATAGAACAGTGGTTTTTCGCACAATCATGAAAGTGGACACTAAAGCGCTTAAAGATGTGCAATGGATAGGCGAGCAAGCGCCCGTCTTGGTTGTGCGTTATCTCACAAAGGTTCTTTGGCCTGAATTGCAAGAGATGGCTGAGACATTTCTATCTATCGAGCCAGGGCCACCCAGCTACCCGTTACGCTGGGCAAGTGAGCGGCAACGTCGTTATGTTATGGCAAAGCTGCGTCGGGAAAACAACCTGCCCTATACGCGCACTCACGCCTTTAGTCAGAACTGGGAAGTGCGCCCTCACCTGACCGACAATAGCGGTTTCATGATTGTCGAAAATGACGCTATGACCGACAGCGGCGAGCCGCTTCAGGATTTCATCGTTGGACATCGACAACAACCGTTTCATAAAGACACGGGCTGGTATCGGATAGAAGACGAGATAGAAGACTTGTCGGTATACGCCAGTGACCAGTTAAAGGAATTCTGGGCTGAGACCATGACGATGCACGACATCTATCCAGAGGTTAAGGTATGACCCTAAATACCTACGCTACTTTACGCGACCTCAAAACCGAGGCGGGCATGGATGACAGCACGCTTGATGCTGATGACGTGGCGCGTCTATTGCGCGCTCTGCGACGTGTGTCAGCGCGTATCGATAAGCAATGCGACATGGAATTCGCGCCGCGCATCGAAACTCGCTATCTGGACGCCAAAGGAACGCACATAAACGAAGGAAACAACGCCTTGTATCTTGACGCGCCTTTGCTTGAGATCATAAGCGTTACCGACGGCACGGGTGCCAGTTTGGTTGACGGTACCGACTTCGTGACCATGCCTCGCTGCACGCCATACCTGGCCTTGAGGATGCTGGAAGCTGCCGGGGCATGGTGGACTAGCTACACCGACGAATGGCGCGACGCGATAAGTGTCGAAGGGGTATGGGGTTACAGGCAACACTATGCCGACGCCTGGATTGATAGTGGCGACACAGTGCAAGACAATCCCTCGGTGTCAGCCAGCGCCACGACTATCACGGTTGCAGATGCTGATGGTAGCGACGCATGGCTACGCACGCCGCGCTTTTCTGCCGGGCAATTACTCAAGATAGAAACCGAGTACATTGCGGTTGTCAGCGTGGATGAAGATAACAATGTCCTGACCGTTGTGCGAGGCGTGAATGGTAGCACGGCAGCTAGTCATGCACAGAATACCGCGATCTCAATATGGGAAGTGGAGCCTGTTGTATTGCGCGCTGCCACGAGGTGGGCAGCTTACCTTAGCGCCAGGCGGGGCGCTTTTGAGCGCGCTCGCTTTGACGGCATAGCGACGGTTTCGCTACCGTCTGACGCGCCTGAAGAGGTGCTCAATATCTTGCGCGACGCCGGATTGTTAGCGACAAGCCGGAGACCACTCTAATGAGCATCCTGGCAACTACAATCGAGGCCATAATCGCCCGTGTCATTCTCATGGAGCGGGCAGCGGTGCCGGACAGTATCGCGGCGCTTGATCACGCCCTACATGAGCAGACGGGCGTGTACTGGACAAATACGATCAATGGTGGCTCGTCCACTGACCAGTGGGTAGCAAGTAATTTGCTAAGCATGACGTTGGCGATAGAGATGCGGTTGTTTGTTGCGCCAGTGACTAGCGACATGCCGGGCAATCTTGAGGCGCGGGTCAGGGAATACGCGGCGGATACCTTGTATTACTTTCTGGCGCGCCGCAATCTGAAACGTGACGACGATGATAGCGTTATCGCGTATCTAGGCGCGTTGGGCGCGGGTTTTACGCGCTATCAATTCCCGACAATCTTCGGCAGCGAAAAAGCCCGCAAGCTGGGCGCGCTGTTCGTTCTAAACGTACCTATCGAAATGGTGATAGAGCAGGAAATGCTCTAAAGGAGCAGGATGATGGCAGGTGTACAAATCGGCAATCTGGCCGGGTTAGGCTATGTCCAGTTTTGGAAAGTGGATGAGGATGGGTACGCAATGGGGCAAGTTGCTGACCCTGATGCGCCCGGCACTGACACCACGACTCATGCCTACTTGTGTAGGCACCCGGTCAATTTCTCGCCCGCCGCGCCAAGTCGCGCAAATGTAGACTTTGTGAGCGCGGGATCGTGGGATGGTTCGATGCTGTTAGGGCTTGACAGTATGGGCCTGAGCACTATTAGAATGTCCGTACTCGACGCGGCGCTTCTGGCGCTGGCCGAAGGCTCGACAGTGGACACGACCTCTAACTCGTATTGGGCGCAGTTTGCCGCGAACTTGCGGGAGATTGACTTGCCACTCATGGGCATGATGCTCTCGGTTCGCATCCAAAGCCGGACATCTGGCTCGGATGGCGTCAATAAGTGGGTCAACCGCTGCTATCCGCGCATTCAGTTAGCGGTGAAAGAACCGGAAGCTGACCACCTGGCCGCCGCCGAACTGGAATTTGACATTACGCATTCGATGTCCGACAAGCGCCCGTCCGGTGAGACGTTGGTCGCTCTTGGCTTAGAAGATGATAGAGCGCCAATGTACTACATCAGCGCCGATAAACCAGTAGGCGTCTCGACTTACGTCAGCAATGGCATCGCCACTTCGTTCATTGCCGGGTATCGCCCGCTTAGCGACGTGGTGGCGGTTAACGCTACGCCGAACCATTTCTGCATCAATGGCACTCCTACCGCGCTGGACAGCATTGTCCCTGCTACAGGTGTAGCAACGTTGGCGGCAGCGGGCAACAGCGGCGACATTAACGTGCTGATGTACGAGACGGGATTCAAGGCGATCTAACATGACCGCAGACCTGAGCAAACGAGTAGGAACAGCGGATCGGTTGCCCGAATTGGACGTTTTCGGGCAACCGTATTCTAGGCCTCCGGCGGTGACACGTGGCCTGTCTAACGGCGCGCCAGTAGTCATGCAAGTGAATGCTGACAGTGCGGCGGTAAAGGCGGCCATTGCCGATATTGAGCAATGGTTGAAGGCGAAGGCTAAGCCGAAAGCGGCCCGCAGAAAGGGCAAGGAACCGGATGCTGAAACATAGCGCTCTTGAAGGCCAGATCGTCTTTACCATGTCATGGGGCACGCGCATGACCGATCTAGCCTTCAGGCGGTATCTTGCCGAGTTGGGCGAGCTGGCCGAAGACCCCGACACGGGGCGCGACTTCGTGGGCGTCTGTTTCCTTGTCGCTCATACCAAAGCGGTAGAGGTTCATAGCGACGCGCCGCCATTCGTTGCTTTTGTGGAATTCTGGCAACTGGCAACCAATGGCGCAAACGCGCCGGACTTTTGCGCGTCCTACCTGGAAAACGTTCATACCGACATTGCCAGGGCATGGGATGGCGCTTTCACTGAAGCTACCAAGCCGCTTGTCACGCCAGAAGAAAGCGCGCCGGAATTGCTGACCGAAGACGAACTCGCTGACCCAAAATAGCGAAGGCCCGTGTAGCTATGCGGGCTGATGTGAGAACATGGGCGCGGGAACAGTTCGGTGACGAAAAGCCAACGGTACCTATGGAAGAACCGGACAATTGGGGCTTTCACTATCCAGTCAATGTGGTGATACATGGCTACATCACCCGTCACAGTACAGGGCGCACGCCACACCCTGACGCCTTGATGGATATGCCGACCGCGTGGCTTAAAGACCTGGCACTTATGGATCTGATAGTGCATAGGCAAACGAGCAAGGAACTTGACGAGTGGCTACCGTCTTAGCAGCGGCACAGGGTACACTCTTCACACCGAAAACTAAGTGAGGAGATTGACCAATGGCTACCTTTCTGGCTTACGTGCTGTACACAGTGGCGGCGCTCATGTTTGTTTTTGGCGCGGTTCGTTTGCTGGGTATTGCGCCCGGCGACTCTTTGCTCCCTTTGGTGTTAGCTTTTGCCGCATTGTGGGCAGGTGAGGCTATAGTGCAATTGGCGCGCATTGCGAGCGAGTCAGAAAAGACAACGAAAACTCTAGCAAGTTGGCAACGGAGACAAAAAGGGCGCGATGGCTAACGACCGACGC